CTGCTTACGCTTGGTCTTATTTAGTTAATTGGTCATTAGCAAACTTGCCAGTGATGACCACACTTTCTATGTGTTGCTTAACAGTTTGTAAGTTTTGCAACATCATAAAAACTTTTTCACGAGCTTCGTTTTGATCTACAGAAGAATTTGCCCATGCTTCATGGTACTGTTTCTCAAGAAAATCAAAAGTCTCGATAAGAATTTCGTTTCGTAATAGAGCTTGTGCTTTTTCACCTCTATCTATGTCTTGTCTTAATTTACCTTCGTTTTCCATTTTTTCTCCTTATTTATTCTTTATTATAAAAATCTGTAATTTTTACTTCGTTTAAATCAACCTGTGGATTATCTTCTGCGTATCGTATTAACTGTACTAATATATCTTGTTGAGTAGCATCTGAGTCTGCATTTTCTGGTACTAACCCTGCGTCAAGAGCATCAAAAAACAAACCTCCAGTAATACCTGCTGCATCTGCAATTTCTGCATCTCTATTTTCATACAACAAACCACCATATTGTCTTTCATTTAATTCTAAAATTCTATTTTCTGTTTGTGTTTGTAATACTTCAGGTAATACATCTATTTCTTCTGCTGTTAATGATGTATCTGTATTAGCATCAAAATTTTCAAAATCATATTCTGTACCACCTTGAGCTGCTGTTTTAGCTGCAATGCCCTCAATTTTACCAAGAAGTGATGTAATAAATTCATCACCTGACCCTTCACCACTAAAACTTTCTCTGTAAACATCACCACCAACTTCAGTAGATATATCACCTTGATTAGGGTTGTAATCAAGTCTTTGGTTAAATCCTGTTACATCAGCATTGTCTAAATTAAATGCAAGTCCATCTCTTTGACCATAATTAATTTGTAAATCACCTTTTAAATCAACACCATATTTGCGTTCCATCTCTTGTATATATGGTGCAATACCTTCCATAATTTGAGATGTCATATCAACATTTTCTTGGCTAAATTTCCTACCACCCATGCCAAAACTTTGTGGGTCAAATGTATCTAAATCTAATGCTGTATAACCTGTATAGTTAGATGGTTCTTTTTGACCTATACCTAATAAACCTGTTACCAATGCTGCTGCACCTAAATATGGTGAAGCTGCTGCCATACCGCCACCAAATAAACCAAATCCACCTAAACCAGCCGCAGTTCCAAGTGTGTTGCTTATATTAGGGTCATCAACAAAATCAGCAAGTGATAGTAAACCACCAACACCTGATAATGCCTCTCCTACATTAACATTTGTTAAATCTCCCAAATAATTAGCACCACCTGTTCCTGATATTAATTCAGTACCTAAAAAATCAGATATACCAGTTCCAATTTTATTAAAAAAAGTAGGTTCATTAGCAGGTTCAAGCAAAATATTATCTATTTGATTGTTAGCATCAACTACTTGTTGATTTAAAGTATTAATATTAGCATTTGCATTTGCTATTTGTTCGTTTAAAGGGTTAGCAATAGCGTTGTATTCTGCTTGTGATATATACTTACCAGCATTAAAATCATAAACACTCCCATCTGCTAATGCTGCACCATAATTAGAAAGTTGATTTTGTGCCGAATTTATTATGTTTTGAGCATCTGCAATACCAGCGTTAGCTGAATCTATTACACTTTTTATACTATTTACTTGTGTAGTTATTTGTAAATCACTTATAGGGTTAAAATTATTAGTTTTTTTTGGTAAACTAAAAATTGTTTGGTCTGGTAAAAATGTTGTTGTGCCAGTTCTAATAACTTCATTTAATTGATTTAAAGTTACTGCGTTAGTTGCCCCTGAACGAAAACTTTTAACTAAATCAGTAGCTTCACTGCTATCAATACCAGCATTTCTTAATTTTTGTCTTATTTCAATATTTTGTGGGTTATCAAATAATGCTTGACCTTGTAAATTTACACCCGCACCACCTGAAGCTAAATCAAGACCTGATGCTAGTCCTGATATTAAACTTGAATTATTAATAACTTGTTCATCAGTTATATTTTTTTTAATTTCATTATTATTGTTTGTGTCGTTTTGTGTAATTGATAATAAATTACTATCAACAACTTCATCTGTAATATTTGTTTCTACATTATTATTATCATCATTATTTGTTGTTATTTTATTTGTATTGGCATCATATGTAGAAGTGTCAACAACCTCTCCACCAACATTACCAGTTTGTGTTCCACCAGTATTTAAACCTGTATTACTAATAGTAGTTGTAACATCTGTTACATTAGTGCTTGGAGTATCTGTTTTAATTGTTGTTGCATCATCATCTTTAAATTTGTCATAAATTTCTTTACCTAACAAACCTGCACTTATTAAACTTGTTAAATCTGTAGCACCACCGCCAGTATTTGTACCATAATCAAAAGCACCAGTATAAGGAGCTGGGTTGTAAACCATACCTCTAAATGTATCAGGGTTTACAGCAAAACTACGCTGAAAATCATTTTCAAGTGTTGGGTATTGGTCAATCATACTTAACAAAGGTTGTGGTCTTTGTTGCATAACATCTAAATCTGACAATGTGTCTAATGTAGGTGTGTTTTGTAATAAACCTTGTTGTGGAACAAAGTAGTTAGGGTAATTTTGCACAGGTTGAAAATCTTTCATAAAACCTGAGTTATCTGCATAAGTAACAGGTAAAAGACCTTCTATTAGTTCTGCATTATTACCATAACCTGCTTGATTTAAAGCATTTTGTATATTTACAATATCGACCATTACTCGACTCTCGGTAAATTAGTAGATGGGTTAGCACCTAATTGCTGTTCAAATCCTCTTAATTGTGCTTCATAACGTAGTTCTTCTTGACGTATTTGCATTTTCATTTGTAGTTCTTCACGTTTTAACGCAAGTTCTGCATCTTGTTTAGCCTTTTGCAACTCTAATTCAGCTTGGAATTTTTGTTGTTCAAACTGCATCTTCATCTCAGCTTCACTAGGGGGCGGAGGTTGTTGTGGTTGCGGAGGCGTATCTTCTGGATTTTTAAAAAACCTTGACGCATCTTTAAATCCTGCCATACTTGCAAGCTCGGCAAGGGTATTTCTATATTGCTGTAAATCTACTAATGGGTTCTCAGCACCCATTTGTAACAATATTTGCTCTTGTTTCTGTGCCATTTGTGCAAGGAACGCCATTTTTTCGTTAGTTTGACCAGAACCTAACCCTACATTAACTGTTAAATCATACTCATGTTTCCAATTAGAAGGGTCAATAGGCACAAACTTATTGTTAAGACGTATCATTTGCTCTTTCTTGCCATGATGTAAGCATAATGTAAGCACAAGTCTAAACAGTTGTTTAACACCTGTCTCGGCAAACACTCTTGCAATCATTTCAATTTTACCTTGTGCAGCACTCATTTGTGCAGCAACCGCAGTAGCCGTTGTGCTTTGTAGTGCATCTGCGTCAAGACCCATAGAAGCTTTTGATAAACCAGTGCGTTGTTCTCTAATTTCGTCTAAATACTGTAGTAAACTAAACGCATTTTGACCAACCATAGGCGGTTGCAATACTTGTACTGCATTTTGTTGACGCATACGAACAATACCACCAGCTCTTGAATTTAATAAATCATCAAGATTTACTTGACCTTCTACAGCAGCTACACGAGCATTGTTTGTTAAATATATATTATCTAGTAATTGACGTAGAACAGTAGATTTAATTAACTGTAAATCCATAATAAGTTCTGCAATACTTCTACCAACTAATCTATGTGGCATTAATATTGGTGATAGACAAGCAAATGGTACATGGTCAAAGGCTTCGTTTTCTACTATTTCAAAACCACCGCCTAATGTTACAACTCTGCGTAACTCAGCGACACCATCTCCGTCATAATCTGACTTAATATAGGCTTCAACAACCAATACATCACGCATAGACATATCGCTAGAATCGGTAGCATCACTGCTTTCTACATCTTCAAAACGATTTTGTACTTCTGAGCTTGTGTCTAACTCAGTATATCCTGCGTATTTTTCTACTAATTCTCTGTCATAACCCATTTGTATAAGATCACCAACTTTCATAGTTGTGCGGTGAGCTACAAAGTCTGCATCTTCTATTGACGCAGCACGTTTTGACACTAAAAATTCTTCTGGCGGAATGTTATCAACTTTAATCATACCACCATAAGACATACGTTTTATCACAACATCATGGGAAACAGAGTAATCTGACATAGGCATACCCATCTCATCAACACCTTCTTCACCATATTCTTCTGTATTTTGTGATACTATCTCAACATTAGGGTCTTGTAGTAATAATGTTAGCTCGTCATCAGATAACCCAGTATATTCTTCTTCTTGGGCTTCTTCTGTCTCATCATAATACACTTTTACAACGCCTAGTTTTTGTAACAACGCATCTTTAAAGAAATTATGCAGTATAACAAATCCGTTATTCTGACAGTTTAAAACATAATTTGCGTATGATGTTGCTTGTTTAGCACCTTCTACATCTTCAGGTTGACGAGGCATAAATTTTACAAATTCATCTGTCTGTGTGAAAGTACGCATAAGGCTAGGCATAATGAACTCAATAGTGTCGGCAACCTCTGTTGTAACAACTTGAGAACGACCTTCTTGCTCATTACCGAAATCTTCGCCCATATAATAATTCATGGCAGTTATTCGGTCTGTACCATATTCTGAGTCATAATACCCTAATGCGTTTTCAATCTCATTACGCACTAAAGCATTAAATTCTAACTTATCCATTATTTAACCTTTTTTGGTTGTTTTCTTTTTTTCGGTAGTTTTTTCTGTTTTTTTAGGAGCAGGTTTTTTAACTTCCTTTTCCATATCTA